TAACATTATTATTAGATTATTAGATATTATTTTATTTAATTTATTATTTTAGTTTTATATAATTTATTATTATATATTTATATTACATTGTAGCAGTACTGTTCGATTGTAAGTTGAGTGGGGCGAGAGAAATCAAGGACCCTCATATATTACTCGGAACATTATTGTGTAACCAAAACTTAAAATAAACCACAATGCAAGATAAACGAAAATTAAACAATGGATTAGAGACGATTGCTGTAACAAGCTTTCTGTCCTTTTCTTATAAACCAATCAAACAGGAGTTTGCTTATTCTGACTATAGACTGCCTTCTCAATTTTGTTCTAAAAATGGTAAATTTGATACTTCTAAAAAGTATACACAAATAGGAGGAGCAATGAAGAAATATATTACCAATAATGATTATAAATCTAATGGAGAACAATTGAAAAAGATGCATTCGAGTAGACTGAATAAGCAAAGACCAAGTGAACGAAACAAAGAAAATAGGACCTCGCATGATGAGCGAAAGCCTGACGAAGAGGTTCTCCCTGTTTTTGTTCCGCCTAAACTTAAAAAAGAATTTGTTTATAAAAAGTGTAGACAATTCGCAAAAAATTTAACTAGTTTAGATTTTAGAGTTAGTAAGTTAGAAGCATTAGATTATGAGAGTGATACTAGTGATATTGAACATGGATTTGGATTTTATAATATGGCTGGAGAAAGAGATAAAGATGTTGTACAAGGATTTGATGTAGATCAGAAACATCCAAAAGTGCAAAAGAAAATTGAACGTTTTATACGATTAGCGGAAGATACCCCTATAAACGTTGAAGTCGTACCTGATACAATTGAGAGGAATGAGAGAAATCAATTGGCACGATCTTTATTAAAAGATGAGAAGGATATTGATGAGACTATTAAGAAATTGATGAAACTCAAAATTAATATTGATGTTCTCAAAGAGAATAAAGAAATTAATAAAATACAAGGTGCTACCTATAGTGCTGCGTGCAAGATTTCTGATTCTATCAATAATATGGATATTCAACAGACTGTCAATAAAGTTGAAGATATTGTCGATAAAGTGCACACAAATATTGTTGGAGATGAACTTGGAGATAAAATCTTAACTACGGTGAAAGCAACAAATCGTGTTGCAAATGTTATTAATAGTGTTTGTGATACGACTAGTGAATTTTCCTCGAATTTTCTCGAATATATAAAGAAAATATATGATACTGTTATTCAGTGGGAAGAATATTTAATGAGCGTTTTCGGAGAGTATAAAACATTTGCAAGATGTATTATTCAAGCATTTTTGATTAATTTTAGTGTTGAATATTTATTGAGGAATCATAACGATTCTTGGGATATTGTTCTTAAAGAATTGTTGGTTTTTATTGGAACATCAGCTGCTAGAATTTATTTTAATGGGGAGCACTGGTCAGAAGTTATTCTTACCACTATCCGGTTGATGATAATGAAGATTGGAATTAGAGTTGGAATTCATAATGCTGAAAATAAAGTTCAAGGACGTGATTCAATAGTATTACCTTTTGCCACGTGTTTAGGAATGGCGTTATGTGCTACAACAGGAAAATCGATGACAGAAAAATTATTTAACAGTATTAGTAGATTTGGTGGTATCATAGCTTTTAGTACTAAATTTGATATACTCTTGCGTAGTGTGTATAATGTGATACCTGAAGTTATAAAAGAGTTTTTCTTCAATCATTTTCCGTGTGCTTATGAGATGATTCAATTGTCATGGTATGATGAAGATTTTAAAAAAGACTTTGCTGAAATACAAGGGTTAGTAAAGAATCCAGATCATATATTTTATTCATCGCACAATACCAAAAGATTTTTGGATTTATTTAATGGTATGAGGGATGAGTATTTACCAAAATATGGTCATTTTTCGTTTTTTCAACAAAGCACGGTCATGGATAAACTTGATTGTGTGTTTGATGAAGTTAAGCGAAGAGGATTGGTCCCAGGAAAACGACATTGTCCTTTTGTAGTTTGGATAGCAGGCGATTCAGGAGTTGGTAAGTCATCTTTAGCTCAATATATTGCTACACAATTAATTGACCCAAATGTTTCGTATGAGAAACAAGTGTATTCATGGAACCCAGCATTGGAATTTCAAGATGGTTATAATCATCAACCTATAGTGTTGCTTAATGATTACATGCAAACAACTAATATGGGAGAAGAACAACTTCTAATTTCGATGAAAGATGCTTGTGATTGGATGTTGAATTCTTCTAGTGTTGACGATGAGAAATTAGGTAAGAAAGGTGAAATGAGGTTTACATCGAAAATGATAATAATCACATCAAATATAACTCATTTATACAATTCTACTTATATAAGAGACACTGGAGCTTTTAATAGACGACGAGACATATTAATAAAGATGAGTTTTAGAGATGAACGCAAATTTGATCATTTAAACACTAATTATAAATGGTGTCGTTTTAGTACACAAGATCCAATAGTGAATATTGTTGATCAGGAGATTAAAGGAGTGAAAGAATTAATTGATTTAATTTCACAAAATTATGAAAAACATATTAAATTGTCACAAGATAGGATCCAAAAGGGTTTGCGTATACAATCGGACGAATTTGAGGATACCAGATCGGAACCAGGTATATTGAGAACCATTTTGATGAACCGATTACAAGAATATAAGGAGCGAAGTGTCGATTTTATAAAACAACATTATAAGAAAATTTTGTTCGGTACCACTATATTTGGGATGAGCATGTATTATTTTGTTAAATTTATATATGGGATGAATCCTGTGTTAGTACAGGCGTTTAACTCCGGTGATCAAATTACAGTGAGTAAAGTGCATAAAGTTGTTGCTAATAGACTAAATAGGAAAGTACAAGGAACTTCACTTGTTAATTCAGATAATGTTTTGGATAAAATAGAATCGAATTTATTTAGAATAACGACCTGTATTCGAGTTGATGGTCAATCATTGGTTAGATCAGTAAATGCTTTATATATCGGAGATGATAAAATATTAGTACCAAAACATATATTTTATCGAGGTGATACAAAAATTGACACTGGAGATTTGATTTTGATAAACAAGGGAGAAATATTGTATGAAACTACATTTGATAGTACTTTGTTGACTGAAACAACTGAGGATTATGCTTTTTATAATGTTAGATATTTGATGCCCCGTTATAAGAGAATAGATTATTTATTTGATGATGGAATGGTACCTATGGATGAAATTATAAATATAATGATCCTTCGGCAAGCATTTGATGCCACGAAAATGGATAGATATTTATTGGAGGCGCGTTATATAAAAGGTGTGGTTTGTACTGATGATATAGGCAAAGGTCGAGATTTTGTAGGAAAACACATGCTCAAATTTCGAAGTCCTTTAGCTTATGGTGATTGTGGAACTCCTATTTTAGCTCAAATTAATGGTAATTGGAAGATTGTAGGGATACATGTGGGTGGTTGTGATAATCATCAATATGCACAGATTGTCTCTATTCCTACAATACATAGAGGAGATATACCCAATGTACAAGGTTTTCAGGAAATATGGGATCACAACCATGATAAAGGTCAATTTATCTTAACGAGTAAGGTTGATTCTTCGAAATTTCCTTATGCAAATACTACAACTAAAATAAGTAAGAGTATTTGTTTTGAAGCGTTGCAGCAACATACCACTGAACCCTGTGTATTGAGCCCACGTGATCCAAGAAACATTGATCATATATCGCCTTTACACGAAGGAACATTACAAATGGGTAAAATTCTGAATCCAATAAATAAAAGAGATTATCCTGAAATATTACAATATCTAAGAATGAATCATAGATCTATGTTCGCTGAAAATTATGATATTTTGAGTCTAGAAGAAGCAATAAATGGAATAGATGGCTTAGATCGATTAGATTTTCAAACATCACCAGGATACCCATATACGATTGGTCATATTAAGAAAATGGATATGTTCTATTTTGATGGAGAATTATGGAAGCCTACTGAATGTTTTATGAATGAATATCATAAATTTATAGAAAAGTCAAAGGAAGAAGGAATGAACATTATTTGGACTAATTGTGCGAAAGATGAACGTAGACCTATTGAAAAGATACTTAAAACTAGAATTTTTACTGTTTCTAATATATTGTTTACTGTATTAGGTAGACAAATTTTTGGAAAGTATGTAGCAAATTATGTAAAAAATCGATTTCAACATGGGGGAATGATAGGAATAAATCCATATAGTTCTGAATGGGATCAATTATACAATTATTTAGCAGAGTTCGCTAATGCAAATGATGGAGATTATAGTAAGTTTGATAAAGATCTTTTAAAAGAAATTTTTGAGATTTTTTCAATTTTTGTCAAATCCCTAATACCGAATGTTTTATTGTATGGAAAAGGAACGCATGAGTGGATAGATGAATTTCTTTATAACACATTGTTTTCACAAATTTTAACAATATTAGACGGAGAGAAGGTATGTGTCACAAGTTTACACGCAAATCCCTCTGGTTGGTTTTTAACAGTCTTCTTTAATGATTTTGCTAATAAAGTGTATATGTATAGCGCTTGGATGAAACTTAATCCTCATTTAATAAATAGAGAGAGAAAGTATTTAGAAAATGTTAGAATAGTGTTCTATGGAGATGATAATTTGTACACTGTTAGTGATGACTATAAGGAAATATATAATGCAGCTAAAATAAGTGACGTTTTGAAAGAAGAGTATAATATAACCTATACATCTGGGGATAAAGGAAAAGTTGTATCATTTAATAAGAATCTTCTCGAGTGTACTTTTCTCAAGAACCACTTTGTGCCAAAAGAAGGACGTATAGTAGCAGGTTTAGAAAAGAGTGTAATTCAAGAAATGGTTTCCTGGACAAAAGACAATGATAAAAGCTTGGACCAGATTTTAAATACGGCATTACGATTTAGTTATTTTTGGGGTAGAGATTACTTTGATTATAACTATAGTAAACTTAGAAAATATAGTAAAAACTTAATAACATATGATGAAATAGACTATGAGTTCCAGTCTCATAAAGGACTCAATTTTGAACTATATAGTAAAATGGAAAACAAAAGATATGAACAATTGCTTAGTCAATTGTCCACTGTGAAAAGTGGAAATAAGAATAAAATTCAAAGTATAAACAAGAGTGAAGGATTGCGTGATGATAATGCAGTACGAGAAACGATGCGAAATTTTGGGGTTAGTATGGTTAATCAAAATGTGGTTGAAATGGTTCGTGAACCTGTGATTGTACCCAGAGTAGAGATACCGGAGGTTGCAAGTACTCTAAAGAAACTACTGGCTAGACCTCTATTAGTTCTCAATACCGAAATATCAGCAGGTACATTCGGATTTATTACTTCCTTGCCATTTCCGAACGATTGGGTTAGTGCTAGTAGAGCTATGCAGGATTTAGCTCAGGC